TGATATAGATTCTTCCACTCTCTACGAAGAGATGTATGATCAGTTCCTACAGGAACCTCATTCTCTTTGTAAGGAACTTGTCCTTCTGGAACAGCAGATTTAACTCTGTCATCAAAGTTCCATATCAATATGGCAGTGAGTGAGTCGTCACGATGCTCTCGTAAGGCTTCAACCTTCTTTGCCTTTGTTCTTTGAGAGTCAACATAATCTAATATCTCATGGATAAAAGGATTCGGAGGTAACTTTACCTTCCTAGTCGTTGTCTTCTTCTTCGTTGTTGTTGTCATAATTTTCAAATCGAACTGCTAAAATTTCATCTGCTCTTAGATTACCATTTTCGTCAAACATCTCAGGATGAGTGTAAACTGTATCTGGTGTTGTTTCGTATGAGTGTTCTCTTGCTACCCATCCTATCACACCTCCTAATAATAGTGCAAGGAACGATACACATGTTGTTATCGTTAGAGTTACTATTAAAGTTTCCATGGATCCCCCAGAGATTATTTTTTTGTAATGTTGATAGTAAAAGTTATTTCTCTTTTGAATAGACTTAACTTTAACTGAAAGGTGGGTTTTGGTTGAACGTTCCTCCTATTACGTAGTAACAACTCCACTCCCCGATTGATTTCGGGTTTGTTGTTTTTATTTAGAACGTTTTTTTCTTCCTCTCCTTTTGTCAAGATTATACCTCCATGCATCCTCTAGTATACCATAAAGATAAGTTTTTATCTTTCTTGCCTTTGGTTTTGGTATATGACCATAGGCTTCTTTGAGAGTTTTGTCACCTCCTTTAATATATTCTTCGAGTTCTAAAACCTGCTGTGATAACTCAGCAGCAGTTGAACTCTCAATAAACTCTTCGATCTGTTTCTTCTTCACACCCTCACCTTCAAGATAAGGGTAAAATTTCAAAACAAAGTCACCTTTGAAAGCCAGTTCAAGTGCTCTCTCAACAATGAAGTAAACTTCTTCAAAGTTCTTCATATGATTTTTTCTCTTTGTAACCATTGTAAAGTTTCCTTACATCCTCCGATGTAATGATTTTCAATTTGAACTTGTGGGAATGTGGCATCAGAACCAAACTCCTCTTGAAACTCATGTTTCGTAAAGTCTTGATCGTATTTGTATTCTACAAAATCAATCTTAACAGTTTTGAGTAAATGTTTTACTCTGTCACACCATTGGCAGTTATCTCTTGAATAGACTACAGCTTGCATCTTAGGTAAATTCCTTAATTGTTTTCTGATAATCGATGTCAAAAAGTTCTAATCCCTTGTCTGTGAGAATATGATTATACATGCCCTCAAAGATTTTGGGTGGCATTGTGCAGATATCAGCACCTTGAGCAAATGAATGCTCTACATCAGCAACTGATCTGATAGAGGCAGAGAGTATCTCAGGTAGATTATATTGTGCTGCAACATGAACTGGCAACACCTCTTTAATTCTTCTAATGAGATTGCATCCTCCAAATCTTTGGTCATCTACACGACCAACGAAAGGTGAGAGATATCTTGCTCCCGCTTTGACCGCTAGGATCGCCTGTGAGACGCTGAATATCAATGTGACATTAACTCTAACACCTTGAGCATACAAGTCCCTACAGACCGCTAGGCCGTCGGGTGTGCAAGGTACTTTGATTGTGACCGCATCATGGAATTTACTAATCAGACGATCTGCTTCTGTAAGCATCTCTTCTTTAGTTCCTACAACTTCCATGCTTATATCCTTAAGTCCCATCAAAACAAGATCACGATATACATCGTCAGGTCTTTCATGACTTTTCATAATCAATGTTGGATTTGTGGTCACACCATCAATCAATCCAGTCTCGAAATGTTTGCCGATAGTTTTTGTATCAGCAGTATCAAGAAAAATTTTCATAAGTAATGATCTCTCGATTTTATATAGTGGTTGATATTTTTTAGTCTAACGCATCAAGTTGAGAATGTCTAGGTCTATGATTTTTCATGCCGTCGTGATTACCGTCATTTGGTAGTTTTCCTGTAGCCAAATAATCAACAGTGTCAATGCAACCCTTGAGATAAGATACTCTTTCCTTGTCATCTGGATTTACCTGCTTTAATCTCTTAGTAAATCTTTCCATGAGTTGCTGCAAATTTTCAGTTTGTTTCATTTTTTTAATACGGTTTTTCTTAAGTCGATTGCGACGATTATTTTCACAAACTCTTTTGACCGTGCATTCTTTGCATTCATATGAATAGGAGGATGCTAATCTAACATTCTTTCGAGTTCGATAATAACCATCTATTAAATTCTTTTCTTCTCCACAAACTCTACATTTCCTCTCCTGTAAAAGAAGATGAGCTAATTGTAGTTGATCATCTAGATCCATCTTTTCCTTACATAAAAAAAGACCCTATAAAGGGTCTTTATTATAACATATGTATGTTATTTTATAATGCGTTACCACGAGGTAATACTTCCTCTGGGAATACAAAGTTTTCGTGTGGTTGGTCAACAGATGACATCCAAGCACGCATACCTTCGTTAAGAAGAATGTTCTTTGTATAGAAAGTCTCGAACTCTGGGTCTTCTGCTGCTCTTATCTCTTGAGATACAAAATCGTATGCTCTGAGGTTAAGTGCTAGACCTACGATACCTATAGATGATGTCCACATACCCATCACAGGTACGAACAACATAAGAAAGTGTAAGAATCTTTTGTTAGAGAAAGCAATACCAAATATCTGTGACCAGAATCTGTTTGCTGTAATCATACTGTAAGTTTCTTCTTCCTGTGTAGGATCGAATGCTCTGAAAGTTGTAGATTGAATCTTACCTTCAGTATATTGTGATGTGTCTTCATACAATGTGTTCTGCACTGTTGCACCATGAATGGCACATAGTAATGCTCCACCTAGTATTCCTGCAACACCCATCATGTGAAATGGATTCAATGTAATGTTGTGGAAACCTTGTATGAATAAGATATAACGAAAGATTGCTGCGACACCGAATGATGGTGCGAAGAACCAACTATGCTGACCTAGTGGATAGATCAGAAAGATGCTAGTGAAGACTGCGATAACAGCAGAGAATGCGAGTGCGTTGTAAGGTCTAATGCCTACAAGTCCTGCGATCTCAAATTGTCTGAGCATGAAACCTATGAGTCCAAAGACTCCATGTAATGCTACAAAGTTCCATAGACCTCCAAGTTGTAACCAACGAACGAATGATCCTTGTGCTTCAGGTCCCCAAAGGAACATGAGACTATGACCCATTGCGTCACCAGGTGTGGAGACTGCTGCTGTTAAGAAGTTTGCTCCTTCAAGATATGAAGATGCAATACCATGTGTATACCATGATGTAACGAAAGTAGTTCCTAAGAACCAACCACCGATAGAAAGATAAGCACAAGGTAAAAGTAAAAGACCAGACCATCCGATGAATACGAAACGATCTCTCTTTAACCAGTCATCAAGAACATCAAACCAGCCCCTTGTAGGTGCTCGTAAGGTAGATGCTACCATTATTTTCTCCTATGAAAAAAGCACCCGAAGGTGCTTTGTTTTTATTTTGGTTAAGTAATTAACCAATTGCAGGTGCTGAAAGAGCAACTGTTGTAGACTCTGCAGATGCTAAGTCTAATGGGAAGTTGTGTGCATTTCTCTCATGCATAACTTCCATACCTAGGTTTGCTCTGTTAAGAACATCTCCCCAAGTTGGAACAATCTTACCGTTTGCATCTACAACTGATTGGTTGAAGTTGAAACCGTTAAGGTTGAATGCCATTGTACAGATACCCATTGAGGTTAACCATACGCAGACTACAGGGAATACTGCTAGGAAGAAGTGTAAACTTCTAGAGTTGTTGAATGAAGCATACTGGAAGATTAATCTACCGAAGTAACCGTGAGCGGCTACGATGTTGTATGTTTCTTCTTCTTGTCCGAACTTGTATCCATAGTTCTGAGACTCTTGCTCAGTTGTCTCTCTGATTAGAGAAGATGTTACAAGTGAACCATGCATAGCAGAGAATATTGCTCCTCCAAACATTCCTGCTACTCCTGCCTTGTGGAAAGGATGCATAAGAATGTTGTGCTCTGCTTGGAAAACAAACATGAAGTTGAATGTTCCAGAGATACCTAGAGGCATTCCGTCAGAGAATGAACCTTGACCGAATGGGTATACAAGGAATACTGCGAAAGCTGCTGAAACTGGTGCAGAGTATGCAACACAGATCCAAGGACGCATACCTAAACGGTATGAAAGCTCCCACTGTCTTCCCATGTATGCTGAGATACCAATTAGGAAGTGGAAAATTACAAGCTGGTAAGGACCACCGTTGTATAACCACTCATCTACAGTAGCTGCTTCCCAGATTGGGTAGAAGTGTAGACCTATAGCGTTTGATGAAGGAACAACTGCACCAGAGATGATGTTGTTACCATACATGAAAGAACCCGCTACTGGTTCTCTGATTCCGTCGATATCGACAGGAGGTGCTGCTATGAAAGCAACGATGAAACATGCTGCTGCTGTGAGTAAGCATGGGATCATGAGTACACCGAACCAACCAACATAGATTCTGTTGTTTGTTGAAGATACCCACTCACAGAACTCTGGCCAAACTGCTAGAAGACCACTCTGTCTGCGTGTAATGTT